TCCGCTGTCGACAAGTTCAAGGAGACAGGAGACATTGGAGCTGCAATCGGAGAAGGCGTCACGTCTTTCGTGAAGAACCTCGTAGGCGGAACTCTCGATTTGCTAAAGAGCATGGTTTCATGGATTCTCGGGGCGCTTGGGTTTGAAAACGCCGAGAAGTTCTTGGATTCATTCAGCTTCACTGACATCATTGGCGAATTTTTGACACGGTTAATTGACTGGGGCCGACAGGGTTTCGAGATGCTATTCCAGACGATGGCCGATGTCTGGAATGATATCTCCGAGGTATTTTCTAGCGGATCTGCGCTAGACGGTATTCTAGTGATCCTCACAGGATTGGTAAAGACCCTTCTGGCACTCCCGGCTGACCTGATTAAGAATAGCATTGCCAGCATTGCCGAACTCTTCGGTGCGGACATGTCGTCTTGGAGACAGTTCAGTTTTCGGAAACTTCTCGGCGGTACGAATACCGAAGTCGAGGCCGATAGCGCACCTCCTAGAACGGATCTGATATCAGCTAGCATGGAGACGACGGCCGCAAAAAAGCTAGAAGAGGAACAGAAGGCAGTCGACGAGCATATTGCAGAAGAGGATCGTCGCATCAAGAAGGAAAAAGAAAAGGCCAAGGGTAAGTCGAAGAATGAAAGCGGAATCTTCGGCTTCTTCAACAACTTTGAGAAGGCCCTTGTCGAAGCATATCAGAAGAACGCGGAAGGTGTAACACTGGCCTCAAATATCGGTCCGGCTACTCCGACAACCGTCTCCGGTGCCGAACTCGTGGCGATGCAGTCTGACACTGCAAACCTGAATGCAAACGCCGATGCTGCGAAGGCAACTCAGCAGGCTTCTTCAAACAGCTCGAAATCATCCAATGTTTCGGCCAACGCCGTTACATACAATAGCAACAACGTTCCTGACCGAACAAGCTGGATGTTAACGCCGGCCGGCGCGATGTTCAGGTAACAAAAAAGGGGTCCCATTGCGGGACCCCTTCGAGCATTCAGAGGAGACTGCGATCAGTCTTCCTTTGCCAGCTTCGCAAAGTACGACAGAGTGTCCTCGTCGTCATCTGCGGCCGCAGACTCGGCCTTAGGCTGAGGTGCAGCAGCACGGGGCTGAGCTGCAGGAGCAGCCTTCAAGGCTGGCGCCTCAACCTTGGTGTCAAGGTCAACGCTCTCCGCAGTCGTCAGAACCATACCCTGTTCACCTAGGACCTCCTTGAGCTTGCGCTCCAGTTCAGCGTACGACTTGAAGTTCTTGGGATCCAGGAACTCCTTCAGTGAGTGCAACTGACTGTAGCACTGCTCGAGCGCCTTCTCATCACCGTTGAAGAGAGGTGCCGGAGAAGCGAACTCCGACTTGTCGTAGTTACGATAACCCTCGACATTGCGGATCTTCAGCTTGAAGTCTGCACCCTCCCAGAAGTCGAACGGATTGACCGGCTTCTCATCCTGGAAGGCAGGCTGCATCACGTCAAGGATCTTGTCGAAGATCTTCTTGCCGAACTTGAAGAGCTTGATCTGCCCCTCATTGGCCGGGTTGGCCGGATCGGAGATGATCAGGATGTTAGCCACATAGTGGAGGCGACGCTTACGAGCCCGAACGAGCTCCTTGTCTTCCTCACGACCAGTGTTCCACAGCTTGCTGTTCAGGTCAGAGACCGGATCTTTCTGGCCAAGAGTGGTCAGAGAGTTCTCGATGTACCAACGGCCCGTGGGGCCCTTGAAGCCATGGTCCCAGTAACGGACCCACGGCAGCTCTTCACCTTGAGCAGCAGGGAGGAAGCGAATGACCGCGTATCCGTTCCCGGCCTTATCGACCTGGGGTTGCCAGAAGCGATCGTCCTCACCGCTCTTCTTGTCGCCGCCGTTGCCAGCAGCCTTCTGCGCCTGGGCAAGGAGGCTAGAGATGCCTGCCTGCCGATTCTTCTTCATTTGTGCGAATGACATATTATTGGTAGTATTGCGTTGTATGACTGAGTATCCTAACAGTTATCCCCGAGAAGTAAATCTCGAAAGTACAATTTGTTTGCACTTTTTGAGGTCTACGGATTCACGGAGAAATGGCCGGTATTTGAGCAAGGTCCGAGAGAATTCAGGCCAGAAGATCGTCTCCGTAATGGATTGGTTCTTCATGAATTCTACCATCTCGTCTAGAACTGTAACGGTCTCGAGTGAGATGTCTCCCTTGCAGTGTAACTCAACCAACCGAGGATAGCTCCCTGACTTCGCGATGAACAGGTCATCAAACTTCATGGAGTTCTCCTGGCAGTAGTTGAGGAGGTAATCGACCTCGTTGCCAAAATGGTACGAGAACGAGTCGCGTTTGCGAACCCACTCTGCATACCGTTTCTCGGCCTCGGTGTCGAGAAGATTGCCTGCCCAGCAGGACTTCCCCGAAGAGAAGTTGGCTACCAGGAAGTCAACCAAAGTTTGTTGGTCCGGATACTTCCGTGCCAGCTTGGCGAAGTAGTACCGGTCCTTTCTTTTAAGGAACGAATTCTGAGTCGCGGACGTCCGAAACTTGTACTTCAGAGCGTCGTATGTACCGGACTCAAAATGCAGCTTTAGCGCATTATATATCTGGTACGCCTCAAAGGGTTTCAGCATCTTAGTCGATGGCCTTTTCGATCCCGGTGTAAATCCCGAATTCGATGAAGAGCAGACTGACCTCGATGCTGATGCCGTACACCTTCTCGGCATCATTCCAGATATTGTAGTCCTGCTTGTAGCACTTGATCATCAGACCTAGGCTAGGATTTCTGAAGGACACCTGGTAGCTAGAAAAGAAGAATGGTTGCATGTTACAGGAATGAGTTGAGGGTATTTGGTTTGGGGAGTAGATTCGCTGCCATCCCTTCGACCTCCAGCTTAGCCTTGATAGGAGCGTTGATCAGGCGGGAAACGTCAGCCGGATCCAGTCCACGCTCTTCGCAGACGTGCAGGACGGCTTCGATGTATGTCATCTTCTCCTTGGCCACAAGGTTTTCGACCATGTGGGAAAAGGAGGCATTGGTTAATAGGTTTGGTAGGAGTGTCATGTTTAGGTCCTCGATTCGAACACGCGGAGCAGCACCACTTCGTCGTTCAACCTAGGTTTCGGCTTGCTTTCTTTGGTGGTCAAGTTCGACCAGGCCTTCTCGATCTGCTTAGGTGTACTGTTCAGGATGATCGGAAGAAGCTCGTCAGGTTTGCGCAGACGGATCGCACGAGTGCTCAGTTCGTCCACGTTCTGGAGGGTGGTACCCTTGATGGACAGACCCTTCTCGTTCTGGGCCACATAGTCCAGCAGGACTCGGTACTTCACGTTGAAGGCCAGAAGACGGTACGCTCCCACGATGCGGATCGGGTTCACCGATGCAATCTTGAACTCGCCATTCTCCTTGCAGTACTTGAGGGACGAGATCTGCTTGGTTGCAGAGACCGGCTTCTTCTCCCGAGGAGCACGAGTAGCCTTCGCAGCATTACGGAACTTGTCAGTGTCCGCCAGCATCGAGTTGAGCGCCTTCACTCGAGAAAGCAGCTGTGCCTTCGTGAGGTGCTTGTACGACTCGACCAGGTAGTCGTCCGACTTCTCCAGAGCGGATCCCATCTCGTCACGGTAACGAGTCAGCCACTTCTCGACCTCGGCACAGGCTACAGCAGGAAGCTTGTGCTCCTGCATCTTGGCGTACACATCGAGCGTCTGCGGGGCATCGTCCTTGCGGGAGATCCAAGAATCCAGCATGGAATCCAGGTCGCCGATGATGGTCCGAGTAACCTTGTCCTTCAGGAGGACCATGGGTGACACGACATCCTTCTTGGTCTCTTCAGCCTGTGCATCAGAACCGCTCTGGAACACCTCGATGATGGGCTGGAGAATGCTACGAACGAACTGGTCGTCCGGAGGATAGTCCAGCTCTGGGTGCTTGGCAGGCATTCCACGGAGCATGCTGATGCAGAGGGTTCCAACCGTCATCCCTGGAGTGTAATCCGGAGAACGACGAATTGCTGCCACGTCATTCTTGGAATAGCCATTGGCTTCCATCCACTCGAGGACCT